CATATTATTGTTTTGTTATAAATATCGTTATAAATATAAATATTATTTTACCTTAATAAACCATTAATTTAATGGGTTCGCTTTCCCCCTCGTTAAGCCTGATTCCCATTTTTCACCTTTCAAACCTAGTCTATTGGCTTTACCTCTAACTAAACCGGTTTCCCATTTTGTTACGGTATTGGTTGAGCCACCACCAGAACTGGCACCATCTACGGGAGCCTCTTCTTGTTCCCCAAGTTCTTCATTTGAATTTGTTGTTGTAAATTCTTTCATTAAAGAAATAATACGGTCAATATCTGTAATCATATTTGTTAAAATAATTGGGTATCGGGTAACCTTTTAGGGTAAATTAGGTAATATTCATTTAAAAATGATATTATTTCTTCCTCTTCAAAATCTTGGTCAAAAAACTCATCAAAATAGTCTTCCTCTTCTTCTTCATCTTCATAAAAATTATCGGAATTATTTTGGGTTAATACATATCCAAATGTTTTAGATTCTTCTAAATCTATTTGGTCTGTTCTAATTTCATCCTCATTATCGGAATGAATTCTAAATGTAACTTCTAAAGTTTGTGATGTTTCGTTAATATAGAAAGACACCAATTCTTTAATTTCCATATTCTATTAATTTAATTATATTTCATAAATCTTTTGAACATATCCAAAGATTCGGTAATGTTTGAAATTATATCGTCTTGTTCACCTTGTTCAAATTCGTCAACCTCATCTTCAAGACCAAATAAATCAATAATATTTAAATCAAAATCATCATCACTATCATCAGGATTGGTCAATGCCATTATATCATCGTCATTAAATAATTCATCTTCTAACTCTTCAAAATCTTCATCATCTTCAAATGTTCCGTGTTCTAAATCATCATCTCCATCGCCAATCATATCTAATTGCTCACCAACTGAAACATAATGTCCTTCATCTTCTTCACTTTCAAATGATTCTTCAGGAGCATTTGCTCCACCATAAGGAATGAACTGTTCGTTTTCTTCATCAGAGAATAATCCAGTACTTTTTCCATCAGCATGCATCTCATTAATGTTCATATTTTTATATGATGAAACTTCACCCTTATTATTAACATTAATACCTTCTTTGTCGTTTGCGTAATCTTGAGTGTATAATGGTTGTTGATTTGTTTGTGAATAATTCGTCACATATCCATCATAAATCTCTTTATGTTGGTCAAGGATATTATTTTTCTCCTCATTTGTCATTTTAAAAAAATATGCATTCATAATTTTTGGTTTTTATTTATAAATATATTGTTTAATGTAAGTATACATAATTTTCAAGAACTTTTGTTGAATAAAGTCTGAGATATCTATTAATATTCTCTAACGAATCTTCCTTTTCCTCTGATTCCAAAACATTAATAACACCATTTATCATTTCTGATTGGGCTTGGTCAGCCAATTCTAAAACTTCGTTAAAGGCTTCTTCATTGTTAACCCCTTTATATTTAAATTCGTGCTCAATTCTTTCTTTACCCATATAAAGATATGGTGCAGACTCAAACATATTAACAATTCCCGATTTACTAACCAATTTAAGATATTTGTATAAAAATCCCATATTGAACAATTTAAATACTTTAGAATTTTTACTTAATTTTTTTAAATTTTCCGCATCATCTTCCGTTATTCCTTGTTTTTTCTTTTGTTTTTTTAATGGTTCAAATCCCCACATATCCTCACCATCTATTAACATTAATGTACTACCATTATCCCAATTAACACTATAATGACTTTCACCAAATATATGTTGGGATTTTGTTACCGTTCCATAAGTATTTACTGGTATAGAATATTCGTTGGGCATATAGTAAAGACACACTCTATCTCCGGCTTTTAATCTAGGATTTAACATATTTTTATTGTTTCTATTTAACAATAAATATAATTAAAGTATTTATTATCATATGAAAAGGTTATTAATAATTAACGAACAACAAAAAAAATTGATTTTAACTGAATCAATCATTAATGAATTCACAAAATCTATAGAAGAAGGGTATAACTATACCGCCAAAGTATTGAAGGAAGTGAATGAAAATTATAAATTAAATTTTGAATTTCTTATAACTTGGGGTGCTAGTATTGGGGGTTTTATATCTCCTATAAGCGAATTTTTACAAGGTAAATTCCCTGAAATGTCTGATTTAGATTTAAGTTTGGTTTTAACAGGTATTATTGCCGTTAATTTTATTGATAATAAAAGGAGTGTTGAGAAAGTTCTTAAGAAAATTAAAGAGGAGGGATTATCTGATATTTTTAAAGTTGGTTTAGATAAATCAATAGAATTGAAAGAAGTTATGTTTAAATTTTTAGAAAGTTTAAATGTAACATTATTTAAAATTACCAAAATGATGTCTTATGCATTTATTATACCCATTTTAGTTATGTTATATACAATGGTGATAAATAAACAAATTAATCAGTCGGACGCTAAAGAAATTACTTTAAGAATAATAGGTAGTGGATTAGTTAATGTTGGTGGAATTATGATAAAAGATTTAATTAGTAAATTAATTACTCGTTTTAAAAGTTAAAATTCTCCATTAATAAAATCACACATTTTATTACTAAAAGTACTCTGACTAACATAATCATAACTATCAATTGGAATATCATTTATAGTTCCCATGTTAACATATGTGTGAGTCCAAATTTCACAATCCATTAATTCCATATATTTATTTATTTCATCCCAAATAGCTTCGTCTAATCCTTGTTTAATATAATCCGTTTCAATAATGTATCCTGTTATTAACTCAAGTATTTCTTCGTTTGTAATATTAATTAACACACCATCCAACGAAATTCCGATACAATCTAGTGTGATGTTACTAACAATACCATCATCAATATACATATCGGAACCATAATATCTTAAATATAATTTTAATATTCTTTTTTTATTTCCACAATAAAAATATGTCTCAACAGATTTTACAGTGTTAGCTTTAAACAATTCGTGAGATTTATCTTTAAACCATTCTGGTAAATAACCACCATATCTTTCAATTTTTTTAACACCCAAATATATATCCTTAAGATTTCCTTTAACTTTTCCAAAGTCAGTTCCAATAAATTCACAAGCACTTTCTATTATATGATTTGATTTACAGTAAAAATAATCCCATAACCAAGGAATATCTTTTTGGTCGTAATTTATATATAAATCATAGTCAAATATTAATTTACCATCATTAATATTTGTATCTTTAATATCAAAATTAAATTTAAAAGCTCCTACCCTGTTGGTACTTTTAGTTAGATATATTTTTAATCCAAGTAGGTCTGATTGTGTTATCATTTATTTAATAATGTGTTTATTACGATTTTTTCTTCTTCATCGTTTAAATTATGTATTTCTTTATGAGTATCAAACCAGTTTTGGATAACCTGTTTATACGGTAATTTTCTTAATTTCGCAAGTCTTCTAAACCCAACTCTTTGAGATTTAATTTCTTGAGGTTGTAGATAATATTCTAAAGATTCCTTTGGGTATTCTTCATCAACATCTTCACCTCTAAAATATTGGTGTAAATGTTCCAATTCGTGAGCAATAATATCGTTTAATTCTCCTATAATATTGTAGAAATTTTTCTTTAATGTTTTAGGGTTAAATCTGATTAACAATTCTATAACATCATTATAATCAACACATCTAGATGTTGTCTTATAACCCTCCAATTCATTATCTATTTGAAGTGTTAAATCTACAGTATAACTAAAAGGTAAATTTGTAAATATATATTCGTCGTCATTATTTGGTAATCTAAAATTACCCGATTTACCATCCTTTAATTTATAAACCACATCCTTAACCGTTGTTCTAACAGCCACCCGACTCATTCTTGATTCGGTAATAGGTTTGGATTCGGGTAAATCAAAGTTAAGATTATCAATTGTTACTCTAACATAATCATCATCAAAAAATCTTAAATAACTCGCAATCGCTTGATTTAACCCATTATAAAAAGGGTATAGTTGAGTTTTAAACATTGCTTCAAAATTGTGATGTTTATTTTTCTCATCAAATCCAAATACTAATCTAGATAAGGGGTCATTCAACCCAGTAATTGTCACATTAATTAATAAATAATCGTAGTATTCACCAACACTTATCATTTTTTTAACACCGGTTATTTTAAACTTATATTCTATATTTATATTAGTTGTTGAGCCAGGAATTAATTCACCACTATATTTAAAGGTTTTCTTTCCAACTAGCTCATTGATTCTTTCTATTAATTTTTGACTTATCATACCTATAAATACTTTTATTATTAATTAATTTAGTTATATTGATAATAAAATAGATTATTATGTCACATTATAAAGAATTACTCAATTGGATTGAGTCAGAGCAGGAGAAATTCCCCGATGAAGATATTCAAAATGCTGAAATGGTTGCTTACGCAACTTTAGAATTAGTTAAAAGAAAAATAATGGAATTGCAAGAAAACAATGAAAATCATAAATAATTACATTTATGACGATATTTATAATATAAAATTAATTCAGTTATGAAAAAAATAGTTATAAACGAAAAAGAACTTCGTAAATCAATTAGACAACACCTATTAGAACAATCACAGGTTGATGCTAAAGATAATAGAGAAGAAAAACAAAGATGTGTTGCAGGTAATGTAATACCTTTAGATACAATGATTGGCCCATCTGACAAATTTAATAATTACACATCAAGTGTATTGAAACGAGATGGTGGAATTAACGGAATGGTAGATACTTTAGATGTGTTAAGAACATTAAGATTACACAACGGTATTGAGGATAAAGGAGAACATTTGGCTTATAATTTAATGAATCACATCAATACCTTTAGAAATAAAAATTATTTTGATGAAACAAATAATGAATGTCAAAAGGCGATGGATAAAGTAATTGAATTGTATAAAGAAAATAATCATGGTGAAGAACTTGTTAAAGATATTGAAAAAGTATTAGGTCATTCTGACCCATCACCTAGAGCTAAAGAATACCTTAAAAGATGTTTAATCTTAGTTAAGGAAAAATAAACCTCATTCATTGGGGACATTTAGGACCGTTATCAGTGATGGTAACAAAATAAAGAGGAAAGTTCGCTACTATCCTCTTTTTTATTTTTTGTAATATTTATAAGTAAAGAGTAATATGAAAAATAAAAAGTATTTTTTTGGGTGGGGAAACATTAGATGGTTCATTACTGAAATTGGAAAACAATACAGTAATTCAAAATCTTATTTTTCTAAAAAACGGGTTGAGTCCGGAATCGCATTTGGTGTGGGACAATTAGGTATGATATTTTTTTTAATTAAAAAATACGAAACATTAACAATGTCAGATGTCCTTATGTGGGCGGCGGTAGAATTCGCAATTGCTGGGTATATTGTGAATCAGATTCAAAAAGAAAAACAAGAAGAAACCCCCATTTAAGGGGGTTTTTTATTTACTTTTAATTCTATTTTTCAACTCTCGTAATGCTGATATTGCTAGTTCAGTATTATTATCCGGAATAACTCTTATAGATTCAACAGCAACAGTATCGTTAGTTCGTTTCATTGCCATTGGGTGAGGTTTAATACTACCTCTTAACATATTTTGTAATTCATCAATTTGAGCAATAATCTCCTTTTCTCTTTCTATTCTTTTATCAGTACATTGTGATTGACCATCAATCACTTCTTGGGTCAAATCATTAACTCTAAAGGACAAAGTATCCAATTGTGTATTCAGAGATATTATTTCTTTTTTTTGTCTTTTAACGACCAAATTCAATTGTGATGGGTCTGGTTTTAAAACCTCAATTATATCTGAACCAAATGTTATAAAAAAAGTTGATATACATAGAATAGTTAAAACCCAAAGTCGTTGGGTGATTGAGAATAGTGAGATAATATCTTTAAAATACTGCATCATATTAATAAATATCTCCGTATTTTTTTATTTGCCTATCGCGTCTTTCTCCGATATCACTATTGGGTAATTACCTCTATAAATATTTATAACGTCTTTAACAACCGGATTAGTTGTCCAAACAATACTATGTTCTGATTCCGGATTGTATTCCCCTTCCACTAAATAAACCACAATTGTGTTGGGCTCCAAAGTTAAGAATCCGTGAGCTTTATCATTTGGGATTAACACAGAATCCGTATCACGAAGAATAACATAATCGGTTTCACCAGTTTTTAAATCAACAGCAAAATCAACAATTGAACCCTGAACCACTTTAATATACTTTGTTTGTGGGGTGTCTACCTGATAATGGAGACCTCTAAAGGTATATTTCTTATCATTGATACTGATGGAACATTGAGTCCAATTTAACCCCAATTCTGTCGTTGAAATGGGTGTATAAGAACCTCTGTCGTCCTTGAATGTTTTGTGTGTTATCTTTTCCATATTATGTTAAGTATTCTAATAGTTTTTCTTTAACTCCTGATTGTTTGATTCCCTCATTTTCTCTTGGTGTATGAACGAAATTGGATAAACCCCATTTTCTATCAAACCCGTAAGAATCTTTTTCACCTAACTCTAAATCGTCGATACAAGCCCAATGTGTGATATCGGGATGGTCGGTTAGATATTGTCTAACTTCTATACATCTTTGTTGTTCATACATTGTGCTTCGTTTCCATTCAAACTCATCAGGTTTATCACAACCGATGTATCGTTTGGTGAATGCGATTGGGGCTTTTAAGATTCCTTTTGATAGGTAGTATTCTCCGATTTCTTCTAATGTTGCGTGTAATCTCCAATCAGAGGAAACAACAAGTTCGGCTCCGGTTTCTTCTAACACTTGGTTTAATACTTTAACAGCTTTCTTATCAAAATCGTCAAATCGGACTTCAACTGGAGCCATTGTGTCGCTGGTGGCTTCGGGATTAAGTTTTTTATACTTCTTCCATTTTTTCATACGACCACCCCAATTATTGGAGAGACAGATTACTCCGTCGTTATCCAAGAAAATTACTACTTTTTTATTTGTTTCCATCTATTTCACCAATTTCTCTTTTCCAAATATAATTTTTATATTTAGGTATTATTCTTATTTCATATGGGATTCTTAAAACCGCTAATCTAACATTTGAAAAATGATTAACATACTTATCTATATCTTCAGAAAATAGAGGTAAGTTTTTTTCTCTTGCTCGTATTACCCATTCTAATTTATATCTTTCAATACAGAGATATTTTTGTCTTTCAACTAACTCCCATAACAATTCAGGTGTTAGAAGTCCTAATTTCTCTAAAGTTATAATTGCTTTACTAGTTGAGGTGCTTAATAATGAAATGTTTATGAGTTTCCCTTTTGCTCGTTTATAACTCAATTTTTTTAATGAATCAAAACTTCTTACTTTAATTATTCCTTTCATTGTTCTTCGTTATATTTATTTATTTCGTCCCAAATTTCTTGTGATGTAGATACTTCACCCATTTCTCCGGTAAATCCTTTAATACCATTTTTACTTGGGAACCATTCACCCTCACCATTTAATCTAATAAATGTTGAAAAGGCGTTTAGATTCCATATTGATTTTGTTTCTCTATTTGGATTGTCTGCACAATCTCCCATCCAAATATCAATACATCCTTCGGTACAATTAAATCGTGAGAATCTAACCCACCCTTCTTCTATTCTTTCCGGTGTTATCATTCTTTAATTCTTTTAAAAAAATATTTTCTTAAACTCACAACATCATTTGTCTCAACAGCAATCAATTCCCAACCCTCATTACCAAGTTCATTTAATTTATATGTTCTGATAATACCCCACTCGATTTTATACTCCCACTTTACCATAACTCAATATTAATCATCTTCCTCTTCCCATTCATCTTCTTCTTCCTCTTTCATCTCATTCGCCTTAATTATTTTTCCCTCCGTTAAATTGTAAAGGACATCACCCAAACTATCCTGTGATAGGATGTATGTTTTAATTTCTTCTATTGTAAATGTTCTAGCCATAATGTATGTTATTTAAATCACTATATCGGTTGAGTGTCCGGAATAACGGACATTTATATGTATGTATTAACTCTGTATGCCTCATAATTATAAAGATTGGCGGAGTAATGTGGATACTTGGGGTCAACCAAATATTTGATAATGTTACCAGTCTTCAAATTCTTACTTTCCCAAATATATTGACCTGTCTCATTTAATGTCGGTAAAGTCATTACCTCACATTTAATTCCAACACCCAACTCATATTCATAATGAATATCTCCAATTTTAATCTCCTCAACAATTACGTCTCCTTTTGTGTATGTTTTCATCTATTACGAGTTTAATATTCTTATTGCTTTATTTGTACATTCATTGGTTAATCCATACCCTATATCTATTGAGTCGGGATGATTGATGTTATTTGCTGTTCTAACAAAATGTCCTCTTTGGTGAGTTAAAAAATCGTTATCATCATCCAATATAACATAATTGGTAACATTTGGGTTCTCATCCAACCATTGTTCTACCTCATGACCTCTCTCAACAGTATCATAAAATTCTGCTCTACCCTCATCAACAATTTGAACACAATCAACTGTTACATCAATTAATTCACCAGGCAGATTTCGGTCAATCCACATTTGTTTCATTTTTTCTAAACCAGCAAATCTCCAAGTTGAGGACATAACAATTTTGGCTCCCGTCTCATCAACAATCCTTTTAAGATTATCTACGAACTCGGGATGAAATAAACGACCATAATCATCGTGCCCGGGATACCCAACATTTAAAACTCCATCAATATCAAGGAACACTACCTTAATCTTTTCCATCTTTTTTAAATTTTAAATATTGTTTATAATGGTCTTCTTCTAACTGATTAGGTGCGAACTCTTCCCAATGCTCAACAATTCTTTGAGCACATACCTTGTGTAATTCTTCCAAAAATGCCACACAGTGATGTTCTTCTAAAGCATCAATGTATTGATTGGCTTGTTCTTCGTAATTTGGTAAATCCCATGTTTCACTTGATATGACCGCTTCTTCTAATGATACTTGTATTTTGTGAAGAAAAACGTGAACATATGTATTATTCCCTAATCTAATTGATTTCATAATTTTTTCTTTTTTGGTATTTCGTAATTTTCCTCCAACCATTCAAATAATTCGTTGGGTAAAATACACGGGTAAAAATCTATAAAATCAAATAAGATTTCTTCCCAATCGTTTTCTAATTGTTTATGTTCTGAAATAAATTGTTTTACACCTTCTCTTTTCTCATCATTAAAGACATCTTCAACTTTAATTTCTTTTTCAGCAAAATACATAAATTCAAGACACTTATAAACACTCATTCCACATCTCCAGCAATCCATAATGTACTCGTTATACAATTCTAATTCCTCATCAGTATAATAATTGTAATTATCCTCTGTTCGTCTATCTTTTAATCTTATTAGGTATTCGTCAAATGTTTCATTATACAAACCTAAATCCTCGTCATCGTTCATCATATCAATTAGATGTTGTTTTTGTTCTTGTTTAGGTTCTACTTTATATTTAGAGTCACACCAAATTTGACAAAGTTCTTCATTTGGAAAATTAGGTAAACATCCTTCTCCTTGATAAATGTCTTTTAGTTCATATTTTGCTGGATAATATTCATTTAACTTATCGTGTAATACTCCTACCCAAGCAGTTTTAGGCTCTTCTTTTGGAATGATGATTTTAATATTTCTTGCTCCGCCTATACCATTTCTATAATAAGCATCTAATTCAGTTTCAATATCTAACTCAACTTTCTCATAACTTGGATTCTTAATAAACCATTCTAAAAATTCATCATCAATAGCTTGTACACAATCTTTAATTAAATCTTGGTCTGTTGTTAGGATGATTTTTTTGTAGTATCTATAATCATAACCATTATGAAAGTTAATAATTTCATTTAGTTTTGATAACCCATAGTCCCCCTGTTTAATTTCTTCATCAGAAGTGATGTAGATGTTCATTCCTTGTGCTTGTTTCATATCATCAATACAAGAGGATGATTTTCTCAAAATACCAGTTAATATTGATTTATGCAACCAAGTCGGTTGAGGTGTTGGTAATATGTGTATGTTTTTCATAGTTATTTATTTTATTGGACAAAGATAAACAAAAAACCCCAATAAAAAAATTATTGGGGTTAAAAATCATCAATATAATTTATTATTCAGATTTTATCTCTTCAAATTCAACATCAGACACATCAATATCAGATTCTGAAACATCACCCTCATTAACACTTGAATATAAATCTTGAGATATTTGTTGGAACTTTTGAGATAGTTCTTCCGACAATACCTTAACATTTTCAATATCTCTATTAGAATGAGCGTCTTTCAATTTATCTATTGATTCAGTTATTGTTGTTTTTTGTTCTTCAGAAATTTTATCTTCCAAATCCGTCAAAGATTTACCTGTTTGGAAAATCAGGTTGTCAGCAGAATTTAATGTATCCACATCTTCTTTAAGTTTTTTGTCCGATTCAGCATTTTCTTCAGCCTCCAATTTCATTCTTTCAATTTCCTCTTGAGATAATCCTGAAGATGCCTCAATTCTGATTGATTGTGTTTTGTTTGTTGCTTTATCAACTGCGGAAACATTAATAATACCATTCGCGTCAATATCAAAAATCACTTCAATTTGAGGAGTTCCTCTCATTGCCGGTGGTAACCCATCCAAGTGGAATCTACCGATTGTTCTATTGTCTTTTGCCATTGGTCTCTCACCTTGTAAAACATGAATTTCAACAGATGGTTGATTATCAACAGCCGTTGAGAATACTTGAGATTTTTTAGTTGGGATTGTGGTGTTAGATTCAATTAGACGAGTTAAAACTCCCCCCATTGTTTCAATACCTAATGAAAGAGGTGTAACATCTAACAATAATACATCTTTCACATCACCAGCTAATACACCACCCTGAATAGCCGCTCCTAAAGCAACAACCTCATCCGGGTTAACACCTTTTGATGGTTCTTTACCGAAGAACTTTTTAACCGCTTCCTGTATCGCAGGGATTCTAGTAGAACCACCAACAAGAATAACCTCATCAATATCGGTAATCTTTAATTTAGCATTTTTCAAAGCTGATTTACACGGAGCAATAGTTCGTTTAATCAAATCACTTGCAAGTTGCTCAAATTTAGACCTTGTTAATGTTTTCACCAAATGTTTTGGTCCGGTAGCGTCAGCACTTAAATAAGGTAAGTTAATCTCTGTTTGAGGAGAAGAAGATAATTCAACTTTAGCTTTCTCAGCACCTTCTCTCAATCTTTGTAATGCCATTGGGTCTTTAGTAATGTCTAAACCATCATTATCTTTTTTAAATTCATCAACTAAAAAGTCAATAATGATTTGGTCAAAGTCATCACCACCTAAATGTGTATCACCATCTGTAGATAATACTTCAAACACACCACCACCTAATTCAAGGATGGATACATCGTGAGTTCCACCACCACAGTCAAACACAACAATTTTACTATCACCTTTTTTATCAATACCGTAAGCCAACGCAGAACTTGTAGGTTCAGATATAATTCTCAAGACATTTAATCCGGCGATTTGACCTGCCTCAATTGTTGCTTGTCTTTGAGAGTCGTTAAAGTAAGCCGGTACAGTGATAACCGCGTCAGTGATAGATTCACCAACATAATCTTCAGCAGTTTGTTTCATTTTTTGTAAAATGATTGCTGAAATTTCTTGTGGAGAGTATTCTCTATCGTCAATTTTAACTCTTGGAGTATTTCCACTACCTTTAACCACAGAATACGAAACTTTAGATAGTTCATCTACGATACTATCATAGTTAGCTCCCATGAATCGTTTAATTGATGATATAGTTTTTGTTGGGTTGGTAACAGCCTGTCTTTTTGCTGGGTCACCAACTTTTCTTTCTCCATCATTTAAGAAAGCCACAATTGAAGGTGTTGTTCTTTTACCTTCGCTATTTGCGATAATTATGGGTTCGCCTCCCTCCATAATGGCACAACACGAATTTGTTGTCCCTAAATCCACACCTAGAACTTTTTTGCTCATAATTTAATAAGTTTTTTTTTTAAGTATATATGTTTATTTTTAATGTGTCAAACACATTTCAAATATAATTAAAAATTATACCAAAAAATAAAACCTGACAAGATGTCAGGTTCATATGTTATTGTGTCAGTATTGTTATTTTGATATATTATATTCCAAATAATTATCCATTATTTCAATAATCTCGGGTGTCATATTTGGGACATCATTAATATTATATCCAAAACTTCGTAAGTAGTTGTCACCTGAATCATAAATGTCGTTATCATTCCCATAATATACGGCATTCAAACCAAAATTATTCACATCTTTAATTAATTCCTCGTAATACTCTAAAGCAATTTCATCAGATTCAAAATTATAATTCAAAACATCATTAACATATTCCAAATCATCATATTCGTTTCTCAATCTATGTAATGAGTATATTTCATAAAAAGTTGGATTTCCGGTTATACCTTTTTTAATTGGTGTTGGGTGTCTTTGAGCAATCACCATAGATGTTCCCTGGTGATGTTGTTCCCACTCATGGACATCTCTAATAATACACCATTGACAATATGTTGCGTATTTACGTAATGCTCTATGAGTTAATGGTATAACAACCACAACTTCTTCGTCTCTATATAACTCAATTCGTTCTTCTCTTGGAACTCTAACCTCCAATAACAAATCATTTTGTTTTTCTGTGATAATAAATTTCATATTTATAAATATATTAAAAAAAAAGTTATATCTTTGCAGGATGAAAATATTTTTAGACGATAATAGAGTTCCTTACGATGTATTTAAAAACACAATTGACCCAATTTATGAAAATAATAATGATTGGATAGTGGTTAAGGATTATTTAGAATTTGTAAACACCATTTTAGAATACGGATTACCGGAAGTAATATCGTTTGACCATGATTTATCTCAAAATCATTATTTACCCGAAAATCAAACAAATATTAGTTATGATACCATAAAAGATAGGACAGGATTTGACGCCGCATTATGGTTAATAGGTTATTGTAGAATGAATAATATTAAATTACCAAAAGTTAAAGTTCATTCGGCAAATCAGGAGGGTAAAAAGAATATTGAAAGATTATTTTTCGGAGACAAAAGCTCTTAATTTCACTTTATCCCAATTTTTAAAGTCCTCACCATTATCACCAAGTTTTAATGTGGACATTGCTCTATGCCATCCCTCAACAATTTCATACTTACCATACTTATCTTTATGTACAATTATTGGTTCGTTTTTACCTGTTGGGGTGGCTAGTTCTTTTTGTATTTCCATCCTTTTTTTGTCATCTTTAACAAAATAAGCATCAACCTCACCAAATTCTCTCTCAATGAAGGAGTTTATATTGTTCTCAACAAAATCTTCAGGGTTAACTTTAATTATTTGTAATTTCCAAGGGCCTTTTAAATAATTATAAATCATTTTACCTAAAAAAGGTATTGGGTCTCCGTGATATTGTCCCATCACAGTTTTATAACTCTCTTCATCACCACATAAAACATTTGTTACAAATTCCTTTAAGATATATTCCGGAGTATTTGGAAATTCTTTTTTGAATCTATTATAAAATGATTTACATACTGATGTTGCCGGCTTATAGAGGGGGATTGATTGGATGTCCTCCCATAATTTATATTGTTGTTCTGTTATTATTATTTTCATATTACATTCTATCTTTTATATCGTCCAACATACTCTCATCAAATTCAACTCCGTGTCTTTCTTGGAAATGGTCTAATAATATTCTAATTGGTTCGTAATATCCTTTATTCTGTAATAGTAGATACGCTCCCAAATCAGCTTCCAACTCGTCTTTTTCGTCTCTAGGTCCATCGTGACCCAACAATACATGAGTAATCTCGTGAGCTTCAATAAATTTTAAAATACTTGTGGCATCCGGTTGTCCCTCCAATATCTGTCCATCAATAATGATTAAATTCTTACCAGGAACCATAAATCCAAAACCATATTCTTCAAAAAACCCCTCAACTTGGTTATATAACGGGTCGTTCTCAAATACCACAACAACCGTGACTTCATCTAAAAATTCACTGGTATATTCTATTTGAGAATCGTCTTCTTTAATTAACTTTTTATATTGAGATTCTGTTATTATTAATTTCATATTTTTACCATTTACAGTGGAGGCTTATTATTATTCTTTAAATACGGGTGTAATGTCCATTTCCTTCACTATTAATACATTCATAATCTTGCTTGTCAAGATTATTATTAGTCCCATTTAAGTTTACATACGTTAATTTAGGTAAACTACAAATATCAATACCCGAAAAATCTGCCGATTCACAATCAACAATCGATAAAAAGGTTAATTCAGTTAATAAATGTAAAATTGATAATAATCTTTGAATAACCTCGGATGATTGATTAACAAACATAATCATATTATTCCTAGATAAATGAACTTTAGTAAAAACATATTTCATATCTTTTATTGCATTTTTTTCATAATCTGTTAGTTCTAAACCTAAATTTCCTTTATATAAAATTGATATTAATTTTTCACTTAACCCTTTTTTTAATAAAAATTTACTTAAATTAACAAATAATTTACTTTTACTAATGTCGTTATCATTTTTATCCATAAATTGATTAGATTCATAATGAAATTGATAAGGAGATAATGAATCACTCATATTATAAAAAACATAATAGGATGAACCAGGGTAATTATTAAGATATTGATTAAAATTACCAAATCCCGCCATAGTGCAAATAGATACTATCTGACCTTTATCTCTACCCGAACATTTACCAAGAATCTCTCGATACACATTCCAAGCTTCTTTACTATCCTTCACTTCCGGTGGAACTTGAAAGGATTGTAATCCATCAACCATACCCAAATATTTAATACCAACAGATTCTAATTTTTGAATATCGTTTGTACTAACTAAATTTTTTTTATCAGAAATATCACCTTGTTTGTTATCTTGTTGTTTTATTAAAATATCTTTTGATTTTCTTTCAAACTCAAAAACGTCATTCATCGTTTTAATTTGACCCAAATCTTTAATAGGATAATGTTGTTTAAATTTTTCAAAAACATTAAAGTAATTTTTAAATTTATAGGCGTCCTCATATTTTATGAAACCGGAATTTAACATTTTTAACAACCACCCTACATAGAATGGTTTTTTTATGTTATTAATAATTTCATTAAATTGATTTTCAGGGATTAATCCTGAATCAACATACTTTTCTCTAAACTCTTCTTCAGAATATGCTTCAGTCAGTATCCTATACTGACTTTCTGTTATAATTAATTTCATATTGATAAATACTTTGAATTATTTTTGATTCCACCCAAGTTGGGGATAGTCACCGGTTAATATAAATGTATCTGTATTTTTCAATGCAGATATTATATCATTTTTAATATCTGTTATTTTTTTTGATGTGTATGGGATTCTAACTAACTTTATATTGTTATTTTGACAATACGAGTTTTTTTCTTTATCACTATGAATTCGTTTTATAAATTTTTCTTCACCACCATAATAATCAATTGACTCAAAATGTTGTATACCATCATATTCAAATATAATACCGGTTTCAGGTATGTAAAAATCTTTATCTTTACCAACCATATAATTATTTTCATTATACGGTAGATAAATATCAAATTTATAAAAGTTACAAGTTAAACTATTTTTACAATCTTTATATGTATGTTGACCTTGTTGTGGAATATCTTCAAACCCCATCTTTTCTAATGTATCTATAATTACTCTTTCACCCCACCATTCTCTCTTAATTCCTAATTTTGCTTGTATTTTATAAATTTGGTCTAAAGCGTTTTGAAATTTTTTTTCTTCGGTTTTATCACTTAGTGATTTATTATATAACCACTTGTAATAATCGTCTTTTGTCGCATCACGTATAAATGAACCACCATTTCTTACGTGATTTAAAATTTCCTCAATTTTCTCATCAATTTTTTCATTTTCTAATTCTTCCTGAATTTTTCTAATTTGGTCTAAAACCTTTTTAAATTTTTTTTCTTCGAATGTATCAGTTTCGATTTTTTGTGTTAACCATCCATAATTAACGATGGATAATCCACCACCATTTCTTACTTGATTTAAAATTTCCTCAAGTTTTTTATTTTTTAATTCTTCCTGAATTTTTTTAATTTGGTCGAAAGCCTTTTTAAATTTTTTTTCTTCGGATGTATCATACCTGATTTTTCCTTTTAACCATTCATAATTAACACCGGTTAATCCACCACCATTTCTTACGTGATTTAAAATTTCCTCAATTTTTTTATTTTCGAATTCTTCCTCAATTTTTTTAATTTGGTCAAAAGCTTTTTTAATTTTTTTTTCTTTGGTTTTATTTTTTAATCTACTCTTTAACCACTTAAAATTATCGTCTTTTTGCGCATTACGTATAAATTCACCACCATTCCTTACGTGATTTAAAATTTCCTCAATTTTTTTATTTTCTAATTCTTCCTGAATTTCATAAATTTGGTCTAAAGCCTTTTTAAATTTTTGTTCTTCGGTTTTATCATTTAGTGATTTATTTAATAACCACTTATACTTATCGTTTTTTTTCACAACACGTATAAATTCACCACCATTCCTTACGTGATTTAAAATTTCTTCAATTTTTTTATTATCTAATTTTTCCTGAATTTTTTTAATTTGGTCGAAAACGTTTTTAAATTTTCCAGTTTTATCATGTTGTGATTTACTTTTTAACCAAGTATATTTATTGTCTTGACCATAAACACGTATAAATTCACCACCATTTCTTACGTGATTTAAAATTTCCTCAATTTTCGCATCAATTTCTTCAGGAGTTTCTTTTGGTTTGCTAGCCTCATTAACATTCCCAAACACAACATCCCTCGGTTTATTAACCAATATTTTATACTGACTTTCTGTTATTCTAATTTTCATATTGATAAATACTTTGAAATTATGTATCTTTACACAAAACTATAAATTATGATAAAAAATACAACCCCTTACATCGGAAAAATCAGATTAAAATTTGAAAAGTATCCTGAATACACCGGAAAATCAAAATTAAACAAAATTCACCTTGATTTAGGTTTCACAAAACTGGTTTCAAGAATCACCCCCAAAAGAGATTTAAGTGGATGGATAGTCAATCCGGAATGTGTTTATAAAATTAATAAGTACACTGGTGGTGTTATTAAAGAACACACTTTTGGAGATATAGACGAATATCCCCTACCAAATTCATTCTTATCAAAAGAAGGTGATTATATTGGTGATATTGAACGTGGTTGGTGGTATTACAAAAATAATATGGAGGTTTGTAACGAATACCCTAGAGGTGTTGCTAAAATAATGAATGAAGTCACTTATGTTAATCATCACTTATTTCCTGAAATAGAAGGTTATCACGGATACACCCATAGAGGTGGTCAAACATTTAAACTTGGTGATAGATTATTTGACGCATCTTACGAACCAAAAGAAGAAGATTATGAAGAGTGGGAATGGGCTGGATGGAAACTTGAATATGATAAAAATTTATCTGAAAGTGACGATTTTGATAAAAAATGGAGGTTAGAATCCGGTATCTCTAGTGTAATTCCATTTAAAAAACGAGGTAGTAAAGTTATTGAAACTTTGGAAGATGCTTTACAAGCCGCCATCAATATGTCAAACGAATTGTCTTAAAATAATAAACCCCTTCTTTTCAGAGGGGGTTTTGTTTTATTAAAAATCTTCATCTTCATCAAAATCTGATTCAACATACCTTGAAAGGATGTAATCCCCATAATTATCTTTTATCAATTCCTCAAGTTCGTCATAATTGTTGTCTTCATAGTTATAATTTGTTAAATCATCAATAACCCAAGAAATAATATTGTCAGCAAATTCAAATTCATCGCCAAAATATGTTCCTTCTTCTTCTACTTCATTAATATATTTTTCAATAAGGTCTTCAATAGGACCCCTTCTTCTTTTTAAAAACAAATCATCATCTTTATCTTCACTAATTTCTTCATTAAAATCACCTTCTTCGTAATCAAAATTACCCATTTCAGTACCACCAAATTTTGTTCCATAAGGAATATCGGTTGGATGATGTTCAAACCCTAATTCTTCTCCGTGCTCACTAGGGTGAAACCCAACACCATGTTTGTGTGTTCCAACAATTTCACCAGTGTCAGAATGTTTTACCAATCTTGAAGGTCGTTTTTTTTCAGTATTAAAATTTACTTTTTCCGTATCCCATAAATCTTCATCTAATTCAGTATCTAAATAACCTTCGGTTGTATAATCAAAATTTTGTTCTGAAATAACTCTTCCAGCTTTATACCCAAAAAGATATTTCATATTTGCAATGTCTTCATTAATTAATTTCTTATCCATTTTAATTGTTTTTATTATAAATATCAAAATATTTTAAATATACTTGAACGTATACCCTTTTACTTGATTCCTTTTACCATTAGCAACCATACTAGCTTTACTACCATCATTTTTCGGACATAACCCAACACTCCTACAAGCCTCTGAGATTGAATGGTAAATACCAATAATTTCTTTAGTATTATAATTTAATAATAAAGTTTTTTTTGCTTGACCTGATTTAATTGTTCTTAATGATTGTTTATGTTTTTCTTCCTCAGACCTTTTTTGACCAGTTAAAGATTTACTTCTTTTTAATCTGGTTTCTTCCGATGGTGATTTACCAAAATTGGGGTTTTTATTCCCTAATTTAGATTGTCTCATTTTTTCTTTAGTGTCGTCAGACATAATATAATTCCATATACCGTCACCACCATCCGTCATATTACATAAAATCCCAGTACTCAAATCTTTTCTACCGTATAATTTAATAAACTCTTGTTCTTTTTCCGAAGCTTGATTTTTAGTTAAATTTTCTAAAATAATCTCAATTTCAATATCAGATTTATTAAAAATTTTACACCAAATTTCATTACGTCTGTCAGGTTCGGTTTGATATGCTCTCGCATAATTTTTTTTATTACCAATACCAATGTAAAAAGGTTCATTCTTGTCTAGTCTAACGTGTCTATAAACATACCAATTATTTTCCATCATACTTTTTTATTTCGTTAAGTATTAATTTTTCAACCCAATCATTTAATTTAATAGAATTATCTTTACAATAATCTTTTAATTTTTGGTGGGTTTCTTTACTAATTATTAAAGTTTTTCTTTCCATAATAATAAATATCATGGAAATATAAAAAAGTATAAAAAAGTATAAAAAATTACGACAATAATTTATAAAATTCATTAAAATGTTTCAATCTATCCTCAATCCCTATTACCCCCCCATTTACACATCTTGTAACACTTTTCACTATTTCTCTTGACGAACCACCATCACATTTTTTAATACAATTTTTACTAAAGAACCAAGACGCTGACAATAATGGGTATTTTTCAGCAACTAATTCTGGATGTGAAACTAAATCAACACCGATTGATTTACCGAATGCAATATAATTGTCTTTACCTGTCAACTGGATAAAACCTTTACCTGAAAATTTATATCCCTCCTTTGTTGATTCATTACCATTACCCATTCTACCACCATATACTTTTGATGCAATTTTTTCAGGGTTTTTAGCGTAAGATTCTGATAAGTTACCAGGAAAATATTTTGGAAAGGTTTTTTTAAGACCTTCAGCTGAATAATTTAAATTTTCTTTCACTATTTTAAATCCACCCGATTCGTGACTACATTGAGATAAGAAATGAGCCAACCTTAATGGGGTATTAATTTTGAATTTTTCAACAACTTCAGGAATTTGAGCAATAATCGAATCCGGAATATGTCCTTTTAATTTATCCAATTTTAATCCCCCTGAAGATGGAATTACAACATCCTCTTTAATCACTTTAGGAAACATCTTATTCCAAGTTCCATCTCCAACAATTCCGTCAGCGGTTAACCCGTTTTTGGTTTGCCATTCTTTAACCAATTTCTCTGTTCCTGGACCAAATGACCCATCAGAAGTGGTACCTAATTTTGTTTGTAGTTTTTTTACATCGTCACCTACTGACCCTATTTTTAATAACATAATATATAATTAAATGATGTTTATTTAATTATAAATATCGTTTAATTATTTATTCTTCGTGTGTTTATTAGTTTTTGGTGTTGTGTGTTTATTAGTTTTTGATGTAAAAAAAAAGATTACACTTTACGTGTAACCTTTTTAACTGTAACTCTCGGACTCTTACTTTTTATTTCAACTTCATAAGGGCCAAACTTATTCTTGGAGGTATCATATCTCCAAATAATTGTTTCATCGGGGTCGTCAAAAACTTGTTCCCACTTTTTACCTAATTCTTTTACTATTTTACTCATAGGTCAAAGGTAATAAATTATTTTATAACTACCAAACAAACTTGGAGGAATTTCCACCATGTTCATTTAATATCCATTTATTGGTAATAATTAAACTATATTCAGATATATTTTACTTTTTAAACCATCCATTTATATTTATAATATGAACGACACAGAAAAAGCCCAAAGATACAACCAGTTAACTTATAATTTCGATAAGTTGGCAAATGAAATTTCATCAATTAAAGGTGAGAGTATTGATTTAAACCCACAACAATTAACAAAAATTAGACAACTTCAAGAACAACAACAAAGGTTGATGGCTGAACTACAAAGATTAATGTAAATTGAGATATTTATTGTTATGGAAAAAATAATTAAATTAACTGAAAAAGATTTAACTGAAATTGTTAAACGAGTTATTTCTGAACAAAACGATAATTTTAATCCCGATAGATTATATAGAAAAGAATCTATGATTGGTAGAATTAAAAGAGGTCCAAAATTTATTCACAAATATGTCAAAACATTACCCGACTTAAAAAAAGAAGGTTCTGATGAAGTATGGACTAAAATACCTCAAGTAGTTTGGCAAAACATTTAAAAAACAAACCCCTCTGAAAAGAAGGGGTTTTTTATTATACAAACTCTAATTCGTTTGTTTCCGGATTCCAATCAACTGTCATTGGTTTTTGAGTGTAAGTATATCTTTCATTCAAAACAGAAGAGTTAAAGTGATGAGTATCTCCTTTTCTAACATAACCATATCCGGTGTGGATATGACCTACATTATGAAGTTTAACATTAAGAACTTCCAATCTTTCCGCCATTAACTCACATCCCAAGTTTTCACTTCTTCTACCATCAACGGTATCTAAAATACCAAATGCCGGTCCGTGAGTAAGTAAGATATCAGTATCATCAGGGATTGCTTCCCATTTGGTAGATAATCCCGGACCATTTTTAGGTAAGTTGAAAGCCCAACCGTGAAATTCTGGTTGCCAAGGAGCTCCATATATTTTTACTTCTCTTTCATCCCCAATTTTAACTTTAACTTCACTATCTTGAAGGTAAGTAATTCCACTGTAGAAATCTAAAATTTCTTTCACCTTATCAACATTGTCTTGGAATCCCCAATCGTGGTTTCCGGCAATGAATATCTTGTGAGTATAACCTTCAATTTTGCTGAACCATTTACAGAACTCTCTGATTTCGTGTTCGTAACCCATAGATGTTAAATCACCACTATGTAGTAAGATATCGCCACCAGGTAAATCCAATGTGATTTGTTTGTGTTTATTGTGAGTGTCCGACAAAAGTGTCACTCTAATATTTCCCATTATTTCTATTTTTTTTTACAAAGATAATAAATTAATATTATTCTTTGTCATAATCTTTACTAAATTCTTCATCTTCTAATCCGTCCATTAATGTGACATCCCAATCTGATATATCATCATCAAAATCAAATCCACTAAATTCCTCACCTTTATAATCAGGATGATTTTTTTGCATATAATCAATTCCCGACACCCATAATAATGAGATGACCGTAACCACCAAAAACATAACTAAATAAACTATCCACATATTTTTAAAATTTAGATTCTCTTTGTAATATAATCCCTTTAACTATTTTATTTTTTTTCAAAGGTGTATCCTCTTCGGTTATTTCGTGGGGACCGTAATAAGATTCATTATTAACATTTAAATCTATTGTACTAATTTCAGGAACTCCTCCTTCGGTATATTTTATTTTTATATCCGCATATCCACCTTCGTAACCTCTAACAAGGACAACAATAGATTTATCTTTAATACCGTTTAAAACATTAATTAATTCTTCTACTGTCATACCCCATGTTTTTTTATTCTTAATTCTGTATATCGTTCATCATCACCAGGTTGTGTATAACCCTGCGTTAGAATATATTCTAAATTGATTAACTCTTGATATTCCTCCAAGGTTAAATTTCCTCGGAGTTCTTCTGACACTTTATCCCAAATTTCTTTAAATGTCCTCATAGTTTAAATTTAAAAATAAAACCACCGGCTGTTTTTTTTTTATTGTGCAAATTACCTGATATTGAGGTTCTACTTATTCCTAACTCAATAGACGCTGTTTTAGTGCTATCCCATTCCTTGATAAATTCATCGTCTTCTGTATATTGTAAAATTGGTTTAAATTGTTGTGGAGCGGGTTTTCCAAATCTTATAGAATGGTTTGTTTTATAAAACTCTTTCATTTTACTTGCGGCGTTTTCACTTCTTTTTTTTCTTTCTTCATCGGTTAAACTATCCCAATATTTTTTAACACCTTCTCGTCGTTTTTCTTTTTCTTTTTCAGCGTTTTCACCGTGAAGTTCATCGTAGGTTTTATCTTTAAAAAATTCTTGTATTTTGGTTTTACTTTTTTCCGTATGGTGTTTTTTAAATCCTTCTCCACCATCCGTTAGATTACATAACGAACCCGTTTTATTCGATATTTTACCATAAAGTTTTATTAATTCCTCTTCTTTTTCACAAGCTTCCTCCCAACTGATATTATCGAACAAAATATCTACAATATATTCAGTTTTTTTTATTATTTTATACCAAAGATAATTTCTTTTATATGTGACATAAGCTCGTTTATAGTTATCTAAATGAGAACCAATACCGATGTAAAAAATTTCATTATTATCTAATCTTGTGTGTTTATATACGTAAGCCATTTATAGTTTTTACTATAAATGGTTTGGAAATATTGAAAAGTGGTGGATTTATTAAAAAATCTCAACTAATTCCACCATTTTTCAATTTCTGACTCCATTATTTTGAATAATAATTTTCTTGCTCTGTCGTGATTTATGTGACCAATATTCATTGCGATTATTTGTTTATCTTCCTCACGACCTTCTCTACCAAAAACACCTTCACCATTTAACACTCTTTTGTAAATTAATGGATATTTTTTGAAGTAATCATCAAAATTTTCTTCTAATAAACGTGATTCCCAAGATGAATAACCCGGTTTTTCCGGCAAATCCTCAAACCAGTGTTTAGTGTTATGATAATCGGTGTATTCCGTCGAATAAAACTCATCTTGAACCAACCCCATTAATTTTACACACAATCTCATTCTTTTAGCGTCTTGTTGTGCTCTGGTATGTAAGTCTCTACGACCGATATAATTCGCTTGAGCAGAGATTTTATGTTTCATTATCTCAAAAATATAATGACTATCCCAATTTCTATCTTTCCATATGATTGGGAGCCAATAAATTAGGTTTTTTACACCAAATTTAATATATTTGTGGTAATATTTACCATCGTGATTCCACCACGCTGGAATGTATCGTAATTTTTTAACAATCCACGATTCTTTTTCTCTTTCTTCAGACCATTGGTCAAATATGTCTTTTTCTGGTTCCATTTCTTTTTTTTACAAAGATAGTCAATTATTTTATATAAAAAAATGGATTGATAAAAAATAAATTGAATTTCCTCATTTTTTTATTTATATTTATTAATATGAAAAGAGTCGTGGAAATATTAATAAATAAAACCCATAAAAAAGAATTATCAATATTGTTTGGTGAAGGGTCTCATGTAAAGGTTAATGATGTGAAATATATTTCAAACAATAAAACATATATAATAGATTGTAAATTATACACAAGTGACCCCGAAACTTGTGCCGATACATACCCTTCTGGATTAGATTTTATCGCAAGAGAATCTTGGAAATATATAGGATTTACCCAAAATATTTCCGTACTATCCTCAATTGATGTTATATAAAAAGATATACCTCATCAATTAAACCTTCCTTAATAAACCTTTCAAAAACATCGTCAGATATTTCACAAAGACTTTTAGTAGAGTTTTCTTCTTTAATTTTAGTGATTTCAGATGAGAATTCTTTGAATACACCAGATAGATAAGCAAAATGGAATTGTTCGTCCATAATTTGTTCGTTTGACATTGTAAAACAAGGGTTTAAGAAAGATTATTATTATTATAATTATAGGATAAAAAGATTTTTTAATCAATATGTTTGACTATTATTTTAATTCTATTTATCTTTATAAAAAATATTTAAAATATGAAAAAAATACAAACTGGTGACACTGTAAAAGTGAACTACACGGGAAAATTAGAAGACGGAACAATCTTTGATTCTTCATTAAATGAAGGTCGTGAACCATTAGAGACAACTCTAGGTCAAGGACAATTAATTAAAGGTTTTGAAGATGGTTTATTTGGTATGTCTGAAGGAGAAACCAAAACGATTGAAATAGAACCTTCTGAAGCTTATGGTGAAATAAACATAGAGTTGATTAATTCAGTACCAAAGGCAAATGTCCCTGAAGGTGTTCAAGAAGGTGAAATGTTGCAAGGTAACGGTCCAATGGGAGCCGTAAATGTTAAAGTAATTGAAGTTAATGATGAAAATGTTGTTTTAGACGCTAATCATCCTTTAGCTGGAAAAAAATTAACCTTTGAATTAGAAGTAGTTAGTATCTCCGAATAATTATTTGTACATAAGTTCAGTATTTTCAGGGTTAGATTTCTCGTATTTCTTCATGATTGAACCTGATTTAGCATTTGCTTCATCTTCGTTCTTTCCACCGATATCCGGTCCTTTATCCCTGTTTAATATTGTCCTTTGGTATTCGTGTACCCATTCATGAATTAGAGTTCTTAAAATGTCTCTATTTAATCTTCCTTTTGATAATACCTTAATCTCGTCGTTATTATTACGCTGACCGGTAGTCATAGTTCCTTCTCGATTTCCCAAAAAATAAATGGTTAAATCGTGATTTAATGGAATCTCCTTTTGTAGAAATTTAATAAAATCATCATATAGTTTGAAATATTTTTTATTAACTCCGGAATTATTATGTACAATGGTTACTTTCATAGTAATAAATATAACAAACTTTCATAGTATTTATATATAAACAACTTTTACAATGAAGAAAAAATTCATAATAACTGAAGAAGAAAAAAACGAAATAAAATCGTTATATAATTTAACTGAACAAGTTTCTGATAATATAATCAGTACTATTATCCAAAAAGCCGCTGAATATGCTAAAAATAAGTTAAAGTCAGGGTCAAAAGATTCTTCTCTTGATTTATCTACTTCACCATTATCCACAAAAACAACATCTGATGATGATTTCTATAAAAACATTTTAAAATGTATTGGAGCTCAACCAACAAGAAATAATATGTTATTTATGTATGCTTGGAGACAAGCCGAAGGTGGTGGTTCCGCTAATAACCCATTTAACACAACTCAACCTTGGCCGGGAGCTACAGTATTAAAAGGTAGTTCGGTAGGAGTTAAAAATTATAAAACACCTGAAGATGGAATACAAGCGACTTGTAAGACATTAAAAAATGGTAGATACCAAAATATAATAGATGGGTTTAAAAATGATGTCGGATTATCCAAATTAACCGACGCTGTTGTAAATTCAAAGTGGGGTACAAAAGATTTATTGGGAAGAATAACTAAAGATTATTTAGCCGGAGTCTCACCAAAACCACATCCAATCAATAAAACTGCAATTGCTTAAAACAACAAAACCGACAGATGTCGGTTTTTTTTATATTAAATGTAGTAGAATATAACTTAATTTATACCCCGCAAACGCTCCTAATGCTGATGGTAATGGGAACACAATTAATTTTCCCAAATCTGTAACATACTTTGGTCTATTAACAATCTTACCCAAAAATAAGTAATATGTCACATATCCTAAAAATACTGCAACATCCGTTCTAGTTGCAATAAAAACCACTAATGTTGCCGATAAAAACCCAAATAAAAAATTATCCAAAGCACCACCCCAAACTTCTTTTTTAGACGCAGAATTGTAATCTCTAACAATTTTCCTTATTTTTACTTTATTTTTCTTACTTAATGTTGGTATTGGATTATACATATCTTATTTACATTTTTTTATGTTCAGGGTCATAACTAACTCTACCATTTCTTTCGAAGGTTTGAAAAGTTTCTTCTGATATACAATGAACATCGCCGTTGGGTGTCATAACAATGTATTTATCGTCTTCTTTTTTTATTACTACTATATCCCACATAATTTATTTGTTTATATAATTCTTCTAAATTCTTCTCATCCAGTTCTGTTGTTGTGAATTGTTCATTTGTTGATTCACATAGGTAGAAGTGGTTTATCACATTGTATTCTTTCCCTTTGTATGTTAATGTGGATGGTTCCGACATTAATTTCATTTCTCTTCCGGTTAATGGACTTTTCATAACTTAATTTAAAACCCATTTAATTAACGCATTCATTTGATGTTGTTCATTTTCATAATTAATATGTTCATGAATGTTTTCAATATTTACATCATCATATTTGTCAGGATTTCTAACTTTATCCATCAATAATTCAGTATTTTTTAACATTTCTTCATATTTTTCTAAAATTTCCTTTTCTGTTTTCATATTAATTTGATAATGGTGCTTTAATTGTTGGGTGTGATTGATAATTCTCTATTTCAAATTCACTTATTTCAAATCCTTGTAAATTAGTATCCAACGGTCCTACTCCACATTCTCCACTTTGTGTATTCCAGAATTCTGTATTGATGTTTAGTGTTGGTAATGGATAAGGTTCTCTCGTTCTTTCAGGAACACTTCCTTGGTGTCTATCAGATAGAAATATATGTTTACGTGAATCAGATGTTAACTTATTATACGTATCCATCGCATATTCATTTTCTTTATTACCCCATAATTCAAATCTTTCTTCAATAGTAAAATATCTTCCAATTTGTTCCTTAGCAGCATCAATATGATTTGAATACAAATGACAATCACCGAGATTTCCAATTAACTCATCCGGAACCATATTAACTTCTTTTGCAATTATTTCTAATAACAATCCATAAGAAGCAATGTTGAATGGTAAACCTAAGAATGTATCTACTGAACGTTGATTCCACATTAAAGAGATTGCTCTGGATGGTATTGTATCTTTGTACTTTTCATAATCCATTCCAATATCTCCATACTTTTTAATATACAAATCAACTCTTTCTTCTCTATTTAACTCTCTTGTATAAACTTGAAATCCATAATGACAAGGTGGAAGAACCATTTGGTCTAATTCTCCAACATTCCAAGCATTAACCATTAATCGTCTTGAGTCTGGATTTGTTTTAAGGTCGTTGATTAGGTTTTGGATTTGGTCTTTCCCACCAATATATTTGTCAAACTTATCATCAATTACTTTAGCAACTTGAATTGAATAAAAAGATTTTTCATCGTAACCAAGTGTTATATTTTTATAGTAAACTTTTTTACCTTCATCTTCATCACTGTAAAGAGATTGGTCAGAATCCTGTATTGGTGTTGTTAACCACTCAGTACCATTAGCAAATGAATGTAAATCACTCCACTTAACAGTCCATCCATTATCAGTTTTGTGTAAAAAACCTGTTTGTTTGGTGTCTTTCCATCCACCCCAGTTACGCCATTGTAATCCGTATATTTTTCCTAACTCACCCCACTTGTTAGCAAACTCATCATCTGTTTTGATTTTGTTGATGAATTCTTCTTGTGATAAATGAGAAGAAATCTGTTTCATTGATTTTTCAGAAAAATCCTTACCCCCTTTAGAAATATAATTCTTATAAGCATCACCATTCCAAATATGACAATTATTATCAACCAAATACTTAATATTTGTATCACCTCGAAGAAACCAAAGAAGTTCTGTTACGATTGTTTTGAATGGCATCTTCTTTGTAGTAAGTAAAGGAAAACCATCTTTCATATTGTGACGTATTTGTCTACCGAATACTGAGATTGTTCCTGTACCTGTTCTATCCTGCTTTGTTACTCCATTATCAAGAATGTCTTGGAGAAGTGCTTGGTAATCTTTATCTAGTTTATTCATTTTCATACATTGCCTTTAAAAGTTGATTTTCTAAATCCTCTCTCTCATTTTGGAATTTAATTGCCTCTTCAAATCTTTCATTGGTTAATTGTTCCAAATTAATTATACTAAAGTGCTGTGTTGGTATAGTGAATACTCTATAACCATGTTTTGTTTTATCAATGGTAATACCATCAATAATGTATTTGTTATCTAATTTATTCATATTTCAAAATATCTACGTAATAATTATCGGTGTTATAACCGTATTTAATTCTGTTTTGTTCTGCCTCTTCTTTAGTTTTGAAAGGAGCCAAAATTACATTATGTTCTTTGCTCCCGTGTGCCGGTGATTTTTCATACACAGCATAAAGATTATTTATAAGTCCCATATACTCTTTCTTTTTCGTTTTATTTTATTCAGTAGTGACTTCAGTATCATCACCATCACTTGTATCTTCTTCTTCATCTGTTTCTGCTATATGTTGATATAATCATATCTTACCATCACACCACACTGATTATTCTCATCAAACCCTATTATACCATCAACAATGGTTACATCATATAAGTAAATCCCTCCCACATCTTCACGATTAGATATTTCTTCTTTTTTTCTTAATAACCACTCAAGATAAGTTTCATTATGTTTTAACATTTCACTTCTAACATTCCAATGAGGAGCAACATTTTTTAATACAATATTTTCATCCTTAATTGTTGTAACAAATTCCACCAATTCTAAATCCTCGTCTTTAGTATCACTATTCTGTAATGGTTTATAAACTTGTATTACTTTCATTTTTGTTTCTTTCTCTTTTTCTTCACTGAAGAAAACTGATTTTTCATCACTAAAGAAAACCGGTTTTTTATCGTCGTTAATTAAAGGTGCTGTCATTACTTCGTATATTATAAAGACCCATGCAGATGCGACGAACGCTATTAGTATATAAAGTCCCATCTTAATTCGGTACTTGTTGATACTCGTAAGTGCCTTTCTGAGTATGTACTCTGAATACTCCTATGTCGAATAGTTGCATTATTACTTTTTGTTTACTCTCATTACGAGTTTCAATGTACCTGTATTTGAAGCCATCTTTAGATGTTCCATCATAAATTCTACCAGTCTTGTAATATCTTTCAGCACGAAGGTCTAAACCTGTATTGGTTAATATAATAATGTCTCCTTTATCATTTCCACTAAAGACAACAGTTGTACTAGTTTCTTCTAAACTGTCTATGGTACGAGTGATTCCGTCTTTTAAAATGACATGGTCATAGTATCTTGTAAAGGTTTGAGAGCTCACCATCATTGAGATGAATAACGCAATCGATAATAATAATTTTTTCATTGTTTTTTGTTTTTTAATTGTTTAATTCTTCATCACCATAATAGTCAAAATTTTCACCTTCGTCAACCTTTTTGTCGACATATTCTCTTATTTCTTTCATATATTGTAAGAATCCCATTCTTAATCTATGAAATTCTTCATCTTTAATTTCATCCCAATGACTATAGTGTTCAAAACAATAATCAATACCTTCTTCTTCATCTTCTAATTCTGTTATATGTTGATACCACATCGGATTTGGTAACCCACTGTAATGGTCCCACAATTCGTCGTCAATCACTTGTGGATTACTCATTTCTATTTTGTTTTGATATGTAAAAATAAAGAGCTGTGATGGCATTACCCCACTCTTTATACAATTCACTATTTGTATTCATCTCATTATAGAATTCTTCTTTTGTTAGAAGTTCACCAGGATTAGGTGGTTGACAGGAATTATCCTTACTATATGTTCCGTTTTGAAACATCGGATGAATCCACCGATTAGTTGCCATAGAATGTTCTACTTCATAACATTCATACACTTGGTCTATGGTCTTAACCATATTGGGGTCTTGATTATTCATAATTAATTTCTTCTGTTATTTTATCTTTCAAATAAAATCTATATCCTGTTTTATATTCACCATTAATTTCATAAATTCCACGATTAAAAACGTAAGTAAATGGGTATTCTTCACCTTCAAACCAAAATAATGTAACTTCATTTGATGACCCCAAAAAATATGAGAATATTCCATTATTTTGTCTTTTGCCATCGGCATATTTGTCAAAAAAATCATTCCAATCATCATAAACCTCATCAAGTTGTTTATATTTTCCCTTCATTTCTGTTGGGATTCTTGTATTGTATTTGTGGTTTTTAATCTCCATCTTTTTCATTTAAATCTATTATATTAGTATAATGTCCAACAATCATTTTCAAAATATATGATTTGAAGGATTGTTTTTTATCCACCGGGATTGTATCACCTAACCATCTATCCCACCAATTCTTAATCCGTTGTTCTTCTAATGTTCCATACCAACTCCCATCATATGTTAATAGAGTTTCACAGAATCTATGACAAGACATTGCTCCCATACAGGAATCACAAGCCAAATCTATTGGTAACCACCACTCACAATATTTTTTATGAGCATCTTTTAATATCTGTAATCTCTCATCTTTATTCCCCATCAAATCCTCCCTCTAATTCAAAGTCTTCACCTTCGTCAACCTTTTTATTGACATATTCTCTTATTTCTTTCATATATTGTAAGAATCCCAATCTTAACCGGTGGAATTCTTCATCTTTGATTTCATCCCAATGACTATAGTGTTCAAAACAATAGTCAATACCCTCTTCTTCCATTCTATATTGGACTGATTGCCAATATTCTAATTCGTCTTCTGTCATTTTGTTTCTTTTATAATTAATCGGACAATACCACCCACTTTATTAAATTTATCCGCCCATTCTACATGAGTTTTTGGTTCACCAAATAATCCAAGGTATATTTTATCCGCCAAAGGTAAAACATTTGAATAATCTTTCCAACTAATTTCTGATTTTTTATTCATTTTATTGTATTTCTTGTTTATTTGTTAGGTATAACTCCTCAACATCTTTTTCCAAGTAAAATTGTAATTGGTTATTGGTTGTTGTAATCTCTTTATATCGTTCCTCCGCCATATTAATGTGCTCATAAACATGACGCTTTGTTGTTGTTATCCCCTCTTTGTATTGTTCATCCACCTGTTTTTGTAGACGCCAACCGAACTCCTGTGTTGATTTTACACCCACTTTGTAGTGTTCCTCCACCATTGATGTCCAATTAACGGAAATAGAACCAGTTGTTGCGACCCCCACTTTGTAGTGTTCCTCCACCCATATCTTTGTGATGTCCTTAATTTGTTGATTAGACATACCAAACATATTTTCAAAAAACTTCCAAATTTCACTATAACTCACATAGACATACCCATTTTTTTTATTATGTTGCAGAATACATTTCCCATTTTTCATATGAAAGATATAATCAGGATATTCTTTCATTATAAATGGTTCCATATGATTGTAGTTATCGTTTAACCACTTGATACAAAGTTTTTCTATTTTAGTCATTCTCTCGGATGTTTAATAATTCTTGCCAATACCCATCTTCCTGTTGGTATCTTCTAACAACCTCAACCTCATCAGGGAATCCCAATGATAATTTTTTCTGATTTGTATTATCAGCACTCATTATGGTTTTAAACAAATTTGTTTTAAAGGAACCGGATGTTCCTTTCATAAAAAAAATAAATTCTAATTCTGCGTTGTTCATATTTACTTTTGTTTTAATTTTTATTGCGTTTCTAATATGGCTACACCCATCCCCTAACTTGTAATGAATCCACATACCATTTTTAAATCTACTATTGTCGTTAGTTAAACTAAACCTACCAATTATATGCGGGTTACCATATTTAGATACCTTTATTGTATCACCTAAAGTAAAAACTTCACCATCTGATAATCGTTTTACTGAATGTATTGGATGGTATTTGGATTTATTTATATTATCCCAATCTTCATGCCCCTCATAGTAAAGATATTTTGTATCTCCAAATCTTGGTGACCAATACGACATTATTTCATAATTGTTTTCAATCACTTCTTCCCATAATTCAGGAAAATCATTAGGGTTAAACCAACTACCTTCCCAATAGAAATTATTTGTATTTTCGTTGTCTTTTTCTACTTTGGGTTCTAACACCTTACCTAACAATGGGCTTCCAGGGTAGGTTTTTATTAATTTATACTTTTTCATATCTAATTAACACACTAAATCATCTATTTTAATTCCGTGTTCGTCCAATATTTCCAAAATACCATCACCCATTGCGTCAATACCATCAAAAACATCATTATTTGTGTTCTCGGTATTTTCAAATCGTCTTTCCATGGTTTTTCTCAATTGGAGAATATCCCATATTGCCATACTTAAATCTAATGATTTGACAGCTCTTAAATGAGCTATTCTATCATCAAAATCATTTAAATCAAATTCTAAAATTGCTTTTGCCATAATTTTTTATAGTTTTTTTCATTATAATTATAAGGAATTTTTTTCTAAATTCCAACACATATCCAACCATTCCCCACCATCGTAATTCTATTAATTTATTTAATATTAACGAGGTTATTTTTAATAAAAAAAATAAGACATTATTAATTATACCCATTTTTTTTCTAATCTCCGAATGTGTTAGAGTTTAATCTCCACACACTTCTTATTTTACCAATCAATTCATCAAAGTTATCACTAACATCATCTTGGGGACAACTATCACCCCAACTTTTACCTTCCGGTGTTTTTAACCAATACTCTACTTTCATTGAGTTTGTTTTTTCATCATAGTAAATTGAGATGCTTTCTACAATTGCATCATAAATAGCTAAATGGTCACCAGGTTTACCATTACTATTACTATGTCTTGAGATACCGTAAACGCTACTGTTAAGTTCGTAAAGTTCGTAATTTGTTTTCATAATTTTTTAATTTTTGTTTTGTAATGTTCCTCCACCAATACGAATTCACGACCCAAAGTTTTAGACGTTGTTGTTATCCCCAATTTGTAATGTTCCTCCACCATGGTTTCGTAATCCTTAAAGAATCCGGAGTTGTTGTCGCCCCCAATTTGAAATGTTCCTCCACCGAAAAGTTACGGGGATTGGCACACACGATAGTTGTTGTCGCCCCCAATTTGAAATGTTCCTCCACCCATTCCTTCGTTAATCCCTGAATTTGCGTGTAATTCATACTAAAATAGTTTTCAAAAAACGACCAAATTTCCCTATAATTGATATAAGCACGCCCATTTTTTTTATTGTAATCAAAGATAAGTTTACCATTTTTTATATAGAAAACATAATTAGGATATTCCGGTGATTCAAATATTTCTAAATCACCGTAGTTATCGTTTAACCATTTGACACCTATTTTATTTAACTTGCTCATAATTTTTTAATCCATTTATTATCCGAGTTCAACAAAAATTCTCCAACAAAATCTTTTCCACGATTCCATTCATCTGGGCCGATAAGCGATAATGTTAATTCTTCAGCAAAGATATATAAAAAATATGACTTTCCAACTATTGGCTCAAAAGAAATTTTAGATTCCCAAACCATAATAGATGTATTGTACTCATCATACATTTTTTCAATCCTTTCTTTTATCTCTTGATGTTCCCTGTTGAAGACATCCATCATCTTTTTTGACGCTTCACTTCTAAACAAGGGAACATTGGGTAAATCAAAACTTTGACTACCGTTACTGGTGGGATATGTCCTTAACTTTGCATCATACCCATCTTTTTCACTCCAAACAATTAAATCAGGTCTTTTCAATTTAAATAACTTTCTTTGTTTATAACAATTTCACATCCTGTGAAATCGCTTAATTTCTGACTCTCCTTTTCAGTATTTTCCCACAATATTTTATTACCTGAAGTGGTTGTAATTGTTACAAATAAGGCCGGAGAATCTTTAACCCATTCATTATTTTCATTTAATGTGTTCCTATCAAACACCGTATACTCCGAGACAATACAACCAGGGTAAAAACATTCAATTAATTTATCAAATATTTTTCTTGTCATACAATAATAGAACTAATAATCAAATAAATTATTAACGACACCACTATATTATAGATGTAGTTTATCATTTCCTCTTTTAAGGTTGGTTTAGGTTTTGAATAGGAGTATACCACTAGTCTAAAAATGGTTACCCAAAATATAATGTTCATCATACCATCAAGTATAATAAAAATATTTTTAATAAAAAGTTGTTGTGTTAGTTTTTTTTTATATATCTTTGTGGTCTAAATAATATTAATCTAAAACACTTTAAAATGGGAAAACCAAGCACAAGAGGTAAATATGTTGTTAAAGCAGGTCTTTACGACATTTATGTTAAAATAATGTCCAAACCGGACGCAACAAAAAAACACGGATATTCAATGTCCTACGAGTTTTGTATCTACAAATCCGGAAAACTTATTGAGAAGGGATTAAAATCAAGAGATGCTGCCGTGGCGAAGGCACTCACAATTGTTCCATCTAAACCAAAACAAAAACAAAAAGCATAATGAATTACGGAAAAGATTTTCAAAAGTTCGCAATGAGCGAAAGTAATATCTCGGGACTTGATTTACATAACTACCAACAACATATCGTGGGAATGACCCCTTATATATTGGAAGAAAGAGAATTGAGAGCAACCCAAATGGATATTTTCTCCCGACTTATGATGGACCGAATTATTTGGGTATCCGGTCCTGTTGAGAGCAAGATGGCATCAATCATTCAAGCCCAACTTATCTACCTTGATACCACAGACAAAAAAGATGTGAATCTTTACCTTGATACCCCAGGTGGAAGTGTATTATCCGGACTTGGAATTAGAGACACAATGAATTACATCAAAGCCGATGTAACAACATTAAATGTTGGGATGTGTGCCTCTATGGGTTCAGTGTTAGTATCTTCAGGAGCCAAAGGAAAAAGAAGTTCATTAATCTTTTCAAAAGTTATGACCCATATGGTGTCTCACGGAACATCTGGTAATGTCCAAGACACTCGTATCAATCAATTAGAAGCGGAGAAGTATAACTATATGTTATTTAAAATCTTGGCGGAGAATTGTGGAAAATCATTTGATGAAATGTATGAATCCTCAAGACACGACAAGTGGTTCAATTCTGATGACGCAAAAGCGTTCGGATTAATTGATAACATCGTTGGTTTAGAAACAAATAAATCTATGACCGAGATGATGATGGGATTTGATGAGTTTTATTCTAAAGAAATTCTAAAACGATAATACAATGGCAAACACGATGACAACTTATGTTAAGGTAGGAAATCTTAACGAAGAAACTTTTAACAAATTAAAAAGTATTCTTGATAAAAATAGCGATGATACGTCATATGTTGATATTGTAAATCACGTCAATAAATTATACGGTACTGAATTTACAGAACCGGACAATTTTATGGATAGGGAATGGATGGATGAGAATATTGGAACAAAATGGATAACCATTGAGTGTGATATAGATGAATATTCTTCAGAGGTTGATTTGGTTATTGAATCCTCTTGGGCAGTCCCAACCCAGTATCTTCAAAAGATTGTTGAGTTTATTGGTGGTGATGTTGTTGTTTATGGAACTTACGAAGACGATGGTTACGACCCAATCGGAGCATTTGTATATGCGGTGGGTTACGATGATATTGAAGATTACGATGAGGTTGAAACCGACAAAATGTTTCAGGACGATGATTATATGGAAGAGATTTACGATGGTTTATATGAACTCCGTGATTCTTTATATGAAGGTTATCTTGAAGTAAAAAACGAAGAATAAATTATGGAACCATTATTTGTGGGAATCGGAATAGGATTTATTTTAGGCGCTGCGGTAGTAGGGTTTTTTTGGAGTGAATATAAAAAATCAGAAAATGAGTAAACAAGAAACGCTTGAAGAAGTGAAAGATTTATCATATTGGAAAGAAAATGCGGAAGAAGATTACTTACAAGTACCGATTAGTGTGTTGAGATATATCTCTGAACTTGAGCAAAGAAGTTATAGCGAGGAGGAAGTTAGAGAGTTATTAGAAACACAAAGAGGTAATTGTTATGTTGCATTACTATCTCACACAAAGAATGATGACACGTCATCAATAGCTTTACAAGCGCCGGAACCTGGTGGTAAAAATGGGACCTGGGTTAAATCAATTTAACAAAAAATAAAAACCCTCACTTAACGGTGGGGGTTTCTTTTTAAAATAAATTGAGGGATGTAATTCGTTTATCCGTAATCCTTTCAACAACTTCAGCCATCAAAGATTTTAATCTTTTATAATCAATACCTAATTGATTTGTGATATCACTAATGGTTTTAATACTAAACGCCATATCATCACCTATTTCATCATAAATAATGATAATATCACCATTTCTCGTTGATATCCATTGTTCTTCGTCACCATAAGTATCATTTCTTCTCATTTTGGAAACTACTTTTTTCTCCAATGGACCAATAAATTTGATGATAACATCAATTAATTTATTTTCAGTAATCAATACTTTCATACTATTAAATACTATTATTTTCCATTATAATGTAATATAACCCAATATTAAGACATTTTTTTCCACTAAAAGTGGTATTTTGGTAAATATTTTCCACTATTCTATTGTTTTAACAGGAATATTAAAGTTATCCCAAAACCAATCAATAAATGGTTTGTGCCATCTATGACCAAATAAACCATTTAATTGGTCTAATTTATCAGTATCTTCAAACTCTAATATAGGCGATTCACTTATATTTTCTTTATTCTGTTCCTCACCCCAACCTGAACCTTCTTCACTACGCCAATAATCCTCACCATACCATCTGAATAGAGTGTTATCGCCACCATCTTCATAATCATCTGTATAGAATTCTACGGCGTAATCAACTTCATTACCCCAATCATCTATGCCGGGTGTCCATCCAATATTATCAACATCAAACATACTATTAATATATTTGAGTATTAAATCATACACTTTATCTTCAGTTATTATAAATTTCATATTTATATAAATATTCCTTATATTAAAAATCCCCTCTAATTGAGGGGATTAAATTATATTTCTTCACCAAATAAATCATCTGTCCATCGTTCAGGGACAAGAACCACAATATAACCTTTTGTGACATTAACAGCGGATGTTGGTAATAAGTTATTGATTTCTTCTAATAGTTCCTCATTTTCCTTAAAAACGATTCGTAATTTACCATCTTCAGCGGTGTCAACGATTTTATGTCTATTATTTTCCATAATAGACTTAAAATTTTCTATATCACCAAATTTATCTTCAGTTTCTTCTGGTTCAATATCCAAATCACCAGCTAAAAATCTATCGGGAACATTACTCTCACCACCACTTTTTAAATATTTGATTTCTTCGTCTGTCATTCCTTCAAGACCAACTTCATTATATAAATCCAAGATACTATCGTAATAATCGGTATCAAATTGTTCCGTCATAATTAATTTAATAATATCTTTTAATTCAGATTCTGTTAATTTTATAATCTTTGCCATAATTAGTTTTATCTATAAATATCTGATGAAATCATTTATCCATTTTACAACACTTTTTTTAATGTGATATAAATTAAATGTAATAAAAAAAGTAAGGATATTAACACCATAAACCCCAATAACACAGCACTTCCGGTTATTATAAATTTAAAAAAAGTTTCCATTTTTATTTATTTTTCACAAAGATAGTAATAATTATTTACTTTGAACTAAAAAATAAACCACACCCTCTTTTTTAAAAAATACATTTCTCGGATTATCCACACCTGGTGCTGTACTCCATAATTCCGTTAATCCTTCTTGGTCATCCATTGGTCTCATAATCGCCTTTTTGTCAGTGAACTTAATTGTTCTTGTAATTTCTTTTTCCATATGTAAAATATAAGAAAATTTAAATAACAAGTAAATTTGATTGGTTGGAAATTAATAACTATATTTGGGTTATGGAAGAAATAATTAACAAACTAATAAAATATCATATAAAGGGTGTGGATACCTATACCCATGGTGGTTCTACTTGGTTAATCTTTACGAAGACCAAACAATGGGTGATAGAATTAACCAATGGAAAAACTCTATGGTATAATTATAGTTTTTTTAATACCGTATTTTCTTTTGTATCGTTAGAGGTTGTTCAAAACCAACATCTCATTACAAAATGGGTGGAAGATAATGTTATAAATGGGGTAAAGGAAACTTCTCACAACGCAACGATGTTCCAATCAATGAAGGTTGAAGACACCATCGATAATGGGGTGAAACAAACCAATGTTGCCAATAACCAAATCATCGAACGTGTTGAAGACGCCATTGATAATGGGGTTAAAGAAACAAAAAACGCCAAGGGAAATTATAATGATGAAGTTGAAGACACCATTCAAAATGGGGTTAAGACTACCTACGCTTATCCTGACACATCCAAAGTTGGTGTTAATGACACCATACAAAATGGGGTGAAAGAAACTAAAATGTCACCAACATATACCGAATATGGTGATTGGTTAGATGGTGATGAAAGGTTGGATAATATTATTCAAAATGGAATAAAAGAAACACAATTTAATACTTACGAAAATAAAAGTTGGATTGAAGGTGTTATTAAGAAGGGTGTAAAAGAAACAAGAGGATGTGTAAGTAAAGGTGTAATGGGTAAGGTAGACATAGTAATTAAGAAGGGTGTGAAGGAAACTCTCAACACCGAGTATATGCCACAGGTAATGGTTGAAGACACAATTGAAAATGGTGTAAAACAAACCTTACCTGAAGTGGGAAAATATATTAACGATGTTGAAGAAGTTATTAAAGATGGTGTGAAAGCTGTTAACTCTTATGACGAATATAAAAGAGGTCCAGTAAATGCGTTTGGATATATTGACGATATTATTGAAACCGGAATTAAAGAAACAAAAAAATTAAATGAAAGTGTTGTTGATTGGGTTAGTGATATAATTGATAATGGTGTTAAAGAAACTTACGATGATACATATCACCACAAAGGAAGAATAGATGGCGTAATTAAGAATGGAGTTAAAGAAATAAAAAACCCCACCGGTTAGGATGGGGTTATTTTTTACATCTCAGATTTTAATCTTCTGATAATTTCGTTGTTTTTATTAATTATTTTTAATTTCTTAACAACATTTACTCTGTTTTTTTTAGGTTTCCCTGGTTTTCTTGATTTAGACATAATAATAATTTATTAATAAGTATTACATACTTTAAATTTATTCAGATTACCAAGTTCTACACGCCCAATATCTAGCTTTCCATCTTGGTCCTGGATTATCACAATTCATTCTCGCTCTAAAAGATTTTCTTCTTGCCGGATTATTCTTTTTTATTACCATTCTTTTACCTTTGGCAGATTTTCCTCCAAATCCAAAATTTACCTTAACAACATTTCCTTTGTCGTTCTTAACATACACTTTGAATTTTTTAACATCTCCTTGCATAATTTTACCAAGTTGAACTTTTCGTCCCTGATATTCAGCTTCCGTTAGTAAATCACCAACAACAAAGTTGGTTTCCTCAACGGAGCCATAAAAACTATCATCTATATTGTTAAATAGTTTTTCGTACTGTGATTCTGTAATTATTATTTTCATTTCTTTTTGTAACTTGTCATTGTTGGTTTATTTCCTGTTCCCACCTTTGGGTCTTTCTTTTCCGCTCTTCTTTTTTGTTGGGTCATTGATTTTTTCTCATCCTTATCATATGATGATGCCACCTTTGGAGTTTCCGATGATACCTTTTTTGATGGACGACATTTTGGGTAAGCCTTTCCATCAGCATCCTTTCTTCCACAAGGAGGATGTTTTCCATCAACTTTTTTACTTACATCAACCCACTTTTCTTTAAACCATCTTTTCAAATCTTCATTAACAGCTTCGTTGGTTGATTTCTTTTTTCTCCAACCACCACCTTTTGATTTATATCGTTTGGCAGCTGCACCATTACAATACGCACTTGGACATACTTTATATCTTGACCTTGCCCAAGCCAAACATTGAGCCCATAATTTTGGGTTGGTTGGTTTATTCTCACCTTCGGTCAAATAACCTTCCAATATGGTATGTTGTCTTTCTGTAATTATAAGTTTCATATAAATAAATATCCCCCAATTCAAAAAGAGTGGGGGATTACATATAATTTATATTTCTCGGAGAACCATTTATTTACCACTTTATGATAATTTCCTGACCCAAACCAACTTACTAAATCTAAATGAACCTTACCTACTACACCAATTTGTTTAAGACTTTTATAATATATCAAAACACCATTAATACCAATAGATTTTTCAGTTTCATATACTTCTCTATTACCATAGGTAAGTTCCAAATATTTTAGTATAATTTTTTCTTTCTTATCCATTACAAAACCATTAATACCGGTAAATTATACCTCTCTTTAAACCACTCACCCAAATAATCCTGAAATTCTTTTCTTTCAACACCAAACATTGCTGAAACCTCGTCAAGTAAATCACCTCCATAAAATACAATTTCAGTCTCATACGAATATCCGTATCCTTTCTTATTTTTGGGTTTGAACCAATCAGGGTGTTTAACATCCGGAATTAGTTCCCCATAATAAAACACATCAAAATATTTGAATATTGACTTTTTCATTAGGCAAAGATAATAAAAAACCCCAACTAAACAAATAATTGGGGGTTAAATTTTATTCTTCTTCTTCATCTTCGTCATCCTCATCGTCATCCTCATCAACATCAACAAAGAATATTTCTTTTTCTTCGTCATAAATTTTGTCTTTGGTTTCATACATATTAGTCAAATCATCATACAATGAGTCACTATACGATTCCTCACCCTCTTCTTCAATTGGGTCCATATCCCAAAAATTTTCTTCAATATATTTTTTCATTTCGTTTTCGGTCATACCATCCAATTCTGGGTAGTCCGATACGGTAATGGTTACAGGTGCGTGCCAAACGGCAATACAATGGGATTCTAATAATCCAAAACTGAGTTTTTTAGGTGCTTCTGACATAATTAAAACATTTTAGCCACAGCGTAAATTTCTTGGGTCTCATTCGTAATTTTGTCTCTACGAATATCCATATCGTTAAGTTGTTCCTCAAGTGAATCATAACCAAATTCATCATTGGTTGGTTTCATTTCCGAAGCGTTGAATTCAACATAATCAATAGCTTCTTCTTTACTCATACCTTCCAATTCAGGGTAATCTTCAAGGTTTAATTCCACCGGTTCTTTTGTAATGGATGTTTCATAATATTCTCTAGCGAATACTGCAATTGTTTTTGGGTTTTCTGTTTGTTCTGACATAATTTTTAAGTTTTTTTATAAAGATACAAATAAAAAACCCCACTGTCAAGGTGGGGAGTTAAATTATTCTGAAATATCTTCAATACCGGCTTCAGGAAAATTATCTTGGAGATACCTCAACATTAAATCATTTGAGTTTTTCCCAAATATATCCTCTAATTTATCTTCCATATCATAACTTGAGAATATAAAACTTTTACCATTTTTCCACCCATAAACTTCCCCATGATTCTTCCAATTTCGAAACTCCCTATGCTCGGGGACATAAATTAAATTTGTTCGGTGATTGATATATTTAACGAACGCATCATACATTCTACTTTCTGTTATTAGTATTTTCATATTAATAATTTAATTCTTGTATATATAATAATGTGCTTAATAAATTGGGTTGACCGAATTTATCGGCAACATATTCTTTACAAATATCTACCAATTCGGGGATGCCAATACCAAACATATTTTTAGCAGTACCAAAGTCATCACTATTAAAGACAATAATTTCAGTTTCTGTGTCATAATGAAAAGCAACACGACCATCACCATTCATATATTCAAATAGAACATGGGGTGCTTTCATATTTATCGCTCGTCTTCCGTGTTTTTCATAACCTCTGAAAACCGAATCAAAAAATTTAAACACAAGTCGTTTTATTTTATCCATATTATTCATCAACAAAGTTATTTATAATCTAATTTAATGCCCAAATGTTTAATGTCAAGAATATTTAAAAAATCAGATTCGTCAATTTTACGATTTTGATTTCCACTTAAAACCAATACACCATATTCTTTTTGAGGTTGGGCGTAATAATTATTACCATCAATATGAAACAAATACATTGGACCATAATGGTTAAGTAACCATCTAAACTCCTCTCTACCATCAGAGAACAAGTATTGACCTTTAGGTCCTAACTCAACCCAATTTGTAATTATCTCAATACGGTCGGATAAATCATATCCCACCACCTTGGTAATTAAATCTTTTATTTTATTCTCCGTAATTATAAATTTCATATTAATAATTTCATTTTAAGTTCTAATTAGATAATCTTTTTTTTGTTTCCCATCTAACCACTTTTTTCCAATCCCCAACACCATTAAAATCCCAAGGTATAACCTTTTCAGTTTTCAAATCGTTATGTTCCTGAAACCAATCTTTAAATATGGATTTAATTTGTACATCATCAATTGAAAACATATTAATTAAAAATTTCATAATATCCTTTTCAACATATAACTCATTATCTTTATAATGATAAATAAATATTATTTCACCATTTTTGTCAAGATAAAAATGCCAAGGTTGGATATCGTGGTCATAAATTTCCATTTCTGAATAATTCTTGGATAACCATTTACTGATGATTTTTTCCAATCTATTCTCCGTAATTATAAATTTCATATTAATAAAAGGGGGGTTTAAAATTTTACTTTTGTTTTGATTGACTCTAAACCTTTACCCGTAGCTTCAACCCATTTGTTTTGTCCTTTTAAACTATAGTAGTATTTTCCATTCTCTAACTTATAATCATATGACCTATCATTGGTTGTATTTATCTTACTTGTCTGTAATTTACCGCTATCTTGTTCCATTGCCGATTTAAAACGACCAAGGTCTTTAGTTGTGATTTCACCGGCGGAATCATCATGACAATAACCATCCCCTTTCTTACAAACCCAAATTGGAATGTTTTTTTCCTTAAGGTATCTTCCCATAGTATTGTTAAAATCAACATTTACCCAATTACCATCCAAAGGTAAATTAAGTTTGTAATATTTGTTAAAAAAAACAGCTAGTTCTTTTGTCTCTTGACCTTTCGGTGAAGACAATGATTGAGGACTTAAAGTCTGTGGAGTTAATGCTTGTTCAGATAACATTTGTTTCTCCAATCTCATATTTGATTCCTGTATGTGTCTAATTTTACTAAAACTTCTATTCATAATATTATTTAATTTTTGGAAATAAATTTGGTATCATATTTCTTAAATAAGCTGACGCCCAAATTCTTGGTTCATTTTTTCTAAAATCTTTACTTGAGATATAATTAGACGCAACATCTTTTATTAAATCATCACTATATTTACTTTGTCCCTTTTTCGATGATGATTTTAATTTATCAGGAAACAAATCATCCATCATATTTAATTTATGAGCCATCATATAAGCATATTGATTCCCAATTTCAAATTCCGTTCTAGTTTTATATTTTGAAGATTCTTGTTTAACAGTTTCTTCATTCCATTTTCTTGGTGTTTTAGGTATTAAATCATCCAACATTCCTTTTCGATATGCTGAATGATATGCCGCGGGACTATTTTTTAAAAATTCTTGTTGTGTATTATATTTAGAAGCCTCATCTTTTAATTTTTCTGGAGTCCATTTAATACGGGGAATATTGGGGGTGTTTAAAGGGAAAAAATCATCCAGTAACCCTCTTTTTTTAATTTGACCATATGCGGTATAATTACCTTGAGCTAATTTACCTCTACTTTTATACATAGAGGCAATTTGTTTTAATAATTCATCCGTCCAAAAAGTATGAGGAGCTTCGATAATTAATAGTCCTTGTGATTCCGTAATTATAAATTTCATATTAATGATGGGAATTTTTTTTCAAGTAAATTAATCATTTTTTCTTTCGCAATTTTTTTTGCTGTTTCATCGTCTTTACCTAATTGGAAGTCATCTTTTTTACCCACAAAAACAGATAATCTATGTTTTACGCCATCAAGGTCAAAAATTTGATAACTACCCTTAATAACATAATAATTATTTACTTTTACTTCAGAAAGAGACACATTTGGATTTATAATGTTAGAATAAAATTTTATTATACGATTATTATTTAATATTTTTTCTTCATATTGATTAATCATACCCTCAAGTCGGTTATTTTTTTTTTGTAAATCATTTAATAAACTTCTTCGAGCACCTATGTAGTCATCTGACTCATTAATCTTGTTATTGATTAAACTTTTTAATCTACTTTCTGTAATTATTATTTTCATATTAATAAATATAACAACATTCCAAAAAAAAGGGGTCGGGGGGATTTGAACACGACCGGAGGGAGTCCGGGTGGGATGTCACCCCCAAGTCCAATTAAAGAAAATGGGGGTGGAATCAATAATATCCTTAAGACCCCCAACCTTTATTCCAACCTTATCATAAACCATATAGTTAACTTCCTCATTATTCCTTGTGTATAATGTAACATCCCTATGTTCCTTCTCCGTTAATAAGATAGTTGACGAATACTTACGAAGTAATTCAATAAACCCTTCAACACTCATATCAGGATTCTCATCCAACTTACCAAAGATAATCTCCATACATAATGACCTCTGAATATAATGGTCATCAACTCCCTTACCCCCACTCTGAATTAAACCATCCGATTTTAATCCCGTCTTGAAATACTTAATGTTGGTCAAATCCCATATAGGGTTACGGTTCCTTGAACAGAATTCCCTCAATAATACCCTATCATTCTTCACCTCGTTGAATCTCACAACCAAACACTTAAAGTCCTTTAAGGTCTCCTCAATCTTCCTCAATTTTAATGGTGATATTTTCATA